GGTAACCTACTTCCCTTGGAAGGAAGATGTCGGTGGTTCAAATCCATCCACATAGACCATTTGATAGCAATAATTTACACGCATCGTCTAGTGGTTAGGATATTTGGTTTTCAACCAAAGAATCGTGAGTTCAATTCTCCGTGTGTGTACCAATTAAGTTAACGGTAGACTCTTTTCCTTCTAAGTAAAGTACAGGTGTTCGATTCACCTAGGATACTCCAAACATAATTAATTTCAAACCCTTTGCTTTTTAGCACGGGGTTTTGTCGTTTTCAGAATAAGAAAAATAAAATGCCATTTGACGCAAACGTTCAGAAAAAACTTCTCGGACACAAGGTTAAAGAACCTACCGTTACAGACGATCTTACCAATAGGGAGCTTCGTGAAAAAACACTACTTTCTCTTGCTAGGAAAGTAAAACCACACATGGCTAAGGCTTTGAAGACCATGATCATGTTGTTGGAAGATAATGCAACACCAGCTAATGTCCGATTCCAAGCGAGTAAATGGATTATGGAGTTCAACCGTAGCCTAAGTGTAGAGTTGTATCAAGAAAAGTATGATGACGAAAAAGGTGAAGAGATTCAGAAAGATTCTACACCTTCGTTTAGCTTGCACGTAATTGATGGAAGCAAAAAAGAAGAATAAAAGGAAATGTTTTGAGTAAAATACTATTTGCGCCAGCTAGTGCTGCTCAACAGGCATTCTTATTGAGTAAAAGCTGGTTAACGATATACGGTGGCGCTGCTTTTGCTGGTAAATCAATGTGTCTACTGGGGAGTATGCTACCTATCATACACCACAAGGGAACTAGAGCACTAGTTATACGTAAGACGACAAAAATGTTGTCTGGTAGTGGTAGTTTGTTTGATGCAGCCATACAGCTTTATAGTAAAATTGATCCAAAACTTAAAATAAAAACTAGAGATTTAACCCTAGTGTTTAGCTCTGGTGCTCAGATACAGTTCACCTATCTTGATAAGATTGCGGATCGCATGAACTTACAAGGTAAGGAGTTTAGTCGTATCTCGCTGGATGAGGGACAGCAACTAGATGGTGATAACGTGGCGTATGCGCTCAGTAGACTCAGATCAACCATAGTAGACTATCCTTTGCAGGCCAATATTACTTGCAACCCAGACCCAGATTCGTTCCTAATGCCTTTTGTCGAGTTTAGTCTAGACAGTGACATGATACCAGATAGCTCTGTGGCAGATATTGAAAGATACTTTGTTCGAGATAGTTTTGGCACACACTTCTACGCTGATGCAGAAGAGGCACGGAGAAAACATCCAGCAGATGCTAGGGGAAATTCTCCAGTCAAGAGCTACAGGTTTGTGCCCGGTAAAATATATGACAACCCTATTGGACTTGAACAAAACAAAGACTACATAAGTACTTTGAAAGCCTTACCTCCTGTCGAGGTAAAAAGACTCCTACATGGTGCTTGGGTTAGGGAAAGTAAATCTGGATATTTCAAACGTGAAAACCTGAAAATGGTGGACACTGCGAATTTTTCAGCATTTAAAAGAGTTCGTGCTTGGGATTTAGCATTCAGTGCTCCATCTGAAGTACGTCCTGATGTAGATGCAACAGCAGGAGTTCTTTTGTCTAAAGACAAAGCTTCTGTTTACACGTTTGAAGATTTAGCTATTGTCAGAGATAAGGTACATGTTGTTGAAGATGTGATTTTTAAAACAGCAGAACGCGATGGCAAGGAAGTTGTAATATCTCTTCCTCTCGACCCCGGTGCAACTGGTGGGGCATACTGCAAAGACCTTGCTAGGCGTTTGTCTGAGCGTGGTTTTCATGTAAAACTTATTCGCCCAGAAAAAGGAAAACTTCAGAGATTTCTTCCTTTTGCCAGTGCTTGCGAAGCTGGTTACGTGCAATGTGTTAAAGCAAGCTGGACAGACTCTGCGTTTACTGAACTTGAAAAAATGGATTTTAGTCAAAACACACACGACGATATAGCTGACGCTTTATCAGATAGTTTCTACCATTTAAACCAAGGTATCCAGCTTCCATCTTCCTTCGTTCTTCCTGATTTTGCATCGAAAACAAATTCGTTCGGTTTTCAAGACACAACAATACCTAGCCACTTAGTTACCAAACTATCATAATAAAGGAAAGCCGGATGGCTACTCGTAAAAATACAAAAGAAACAATTGAGAAAGCATCTGGTACTGATACTCCAGACCGTTTTAAACTCTCCTCGATAGGTTACAGTGGTCTGAAGATTTTTGATGGTGTTGTTGAAACCGAGATGGTTGACGACTTGAAGTATCCAAAGTCAAATGATACTTTTGAAAAAATGATGCTTCACCCTTCCATCAACGCTTCTGTTGCGTTACATAAATCAATGGTCGGAAAAACAACCTTCAGGTTTCTACCTCCAAAAGACGCAACAGAAGAACAAAAGTCTCAGACTAGAATCATAGAAGAAATGTTTGGTGACATGGAGACTACTCTCCCTGATGTTGTCGCAGAAGCAATGACAATGATTGACTATGGTTTTGCTCCGTTGGAAAAAATCTTCAGGCGTAGAACCAAGGATGCTGGAAGTCTCTATGATGATGGTCTTATTGGTATTCGCAAACTCAGTCTAAGACATCAAAGAAGTATTAGTAAATTTGTGTTTGATGACACAGGTGAACAAATACTAGGAATAAAACAAGAGATTGATTTGATCTCCGACCCATACAACAGATACGTAAAACTTTCTGTCAAGAGTCCTGTGATTCCCCGTAACAAGATCATGCTTTTCGCTGCTGGAGACAAGAAGACAAACCCCTTCGGTACAAGTCCTCTGCGTAATGTTTACTTACCTTGGAAGTACCTACAAGCAATTGAGGAACTTGAGGCATCCGGTGTAGCTAAAGACTTGCAGGGGTTGCCTAGTTTTGGTATTCCACCTCAATACATGGCTGCTGATGCAAGTCCAGAGCAAAAGTCTTTCTACACTTACGCTCAGAACTTAGTACGCAACATACAGATGAACAGTCAATCGGGAATTGTTTATCCGTTGATGTATGACCCTGAGACTAGACAACCAATGTTCAAACTAGAACTGTTGTCGAACGAAGGTAAGAAGAACTACGATACAACGAAGATTAAAGAATACTACCGTATGATGATTTTCATAGGTATGTCTTCTGATATTCTTTTAGCAGGTAACAGCGAGACAGGTAGTTTTGCGCTAGGTGCAATTAAGAACTCCTTGACTGGTACTGCTGTTGAAAACTATGTCAAACAGATTGTTGCTGTACTCAATAACGATCTGATTAGACAGTTGTACGAGTTGAATGGTTGGGATGCTTCTAAGCGTTGTAGGATTGACTACGAAGGTTTCGAGGACTATGACCTAGATACATTCAGCAAGATGATTCAAAGAGCAGCGGCTACTGGTATGCTTCCAAAAACCCTTGATGTAATCAACGCGGTTCTACGCAGCATTGGTGTAGATGAGCTACCCGACACTACTACGCAGGAAGAACTTGATGCTATCCTGTCTGAAAAAACATCTAAATCAGGACAAGGTATGTCTGAGGGACTTAACTCAGGTACGGGTTCTGCTGACGGTGGTTCTGGTAACGGATCAGATATGAACAGCGACAACGCAGCATAATTAAGGTGAAGACTTGTGGAAAAAGTAAAAATAAGAACAACAAACGACAAGTCTTTACTCGATAATGAGAAAGTAGTAGTAAAGAAGCAAACAACTCCAGTACCAGCACATCTTGCAGCTATTTTGGCAATGAGGAAAGCTGATTCAACGCCTTCTGAGACGCTTTCAGGTAACGAGCTAGCTACCCCCTTAGAAGACAACGACAGTAGCCTAGAACCTGATCCTAGCCGTTCCTTGGTGGGTATTGAATGGGACAAGCAAGCACGGTTAGTCTTAGAGTTTGATAACGGGGATAAACTGGTATCAAAACCAGTACCTGTTAATGAAATCAGAAGCTCGGTTGTCGTTTCTACATCTAACCCTAATAACAACGTAACAGGCGTGGCTGAAGCGTTTGAAACAGTAAGTAAAAACCTACCTTCTTCTGATGCTGTATATGCTTACTTACCTAGTGGTGACCTGTATACAATAACTTACTCCAATGGTGTAGTCAAAACGTTCAATTACACGTCAAATCTGTTAAGTAGTATTGTGTTGTCAGGTACAACACCAAGCGGAATTGAACTAACAAAATCCCTCACCTATTCAGTAAATGATTTGGTGGCTGTTACTTACAGTTAAATAAAAGAAATAAACTAATGGCGGCATATACACATAATACAGGGTCTACGATAGCTTTTGAATCCTTAACGGGTGGTTCAGCAGTAGCTGCTGTTGACACGCATGTCATAAGCAACTCTACTACGTTGTTAATACGAACAGATACTTACGCTTGTACAAACCACAGCACAGCAGTTGGTAGCCTAGATACGGTTTCTTTTTCCGGTACAGGAGGGGTTGTTCGTATTGACCCAACGTATGTGAAGTACATCGCATACACAGCAGGTAGCGGTAACAGTCCTGCTTTTGGTACAACGATTACAAGCACAGGGGGAGCTACTGGTGTATTTCTTGGAGCTTGGACAAACTGGCAATCCGAACCAATCGTACCCGCTGCTGCTATTGGAGCAACTGGTTTTATAAAAATAGGTAACGTAGTTGGTGATTTTGCAGCAGGTGCATTGACTGGAATCACAGCAACGTGTTCTGGTATTCAAAAGCAAGCATGGATTGAAGTACGCGGTGCAGATGTTTCGACTATTACTGTTCCACGGATTGGTAAATTTGAAACAGTAGAATCTTATTTTGAACTAGGAACTACAACTGGAGTAAGAAATCAAGTTATACCGTGTCCGACAACAGGTAACATCGCAGGTATTTTCCCCGGTGTTTGGATAGAGACAACAGCAGGATCGGGAATATACGAACGATTTGCTTCAGCAGGTTCTATCGTTGCTTTGGCGGCTATCCCGACAGATGAACGTGGAAAAATAATTTGGCAAACCACAGCAGGTATTCGCATAGGCTTCGACGGTACAAACAACGTAGGATACCTCCCTCCTGTTGGTTGCAAAGTACGTATCCCTGCTGCCATTTTAACTAACTGTACACGCACAGCAGGTGGTTCTGGTATAAGAGTTCTACCGAATGCAACGATAGCTACTAGGCAAGAGTTTGTTACTACAAGCGCGGGTGACATAAGTATCAATGGTGCTGTTGTTCAGTGGTATTGTAATTTTGTGCAACCATATAGAGCAGTGGTAAAAAACAGTTTTATATCTGATTCGTTGATTATTCAAGAGTCTGCGTCAGCATTGAATGTGGATAACATAACTGTATCCCCTACGCAGGCACAACTACAGGTAGCCCTCAATTGTGTGTCTAACTTTGCTGGTGGAAGCATACAGAACTCACTGTTTACAAGATTCAGTCTTGCCACCAGCGGTGCATATATTAATACTGTAAACTACAATAAAAACGTAACGTTTACTAATGTGAAAACGCAGACGTTGTTGAACAGAGGTAATGCAACTACTGGTACTTGGACTTGTACCCAAAACATCAATTGTACTTGGACAGACTGTCTGGATATAGGTGCTCGCTCACTCCACGCTAGTGACCAATACACTACCTACATTGGTCACAAGTATTTGGACAACTTCAGCGGTACAACTAGCACAGCTAATCCACACTACAGTTTAGAATTTGCAGCAGGTTGCACAAATCCATTGGTTAATGGATTGTCTTTTGCTGGACTTGTCAATCAACACCCTTATAACGGTATTGCAAGTTTTACAGCTTCTTATAATATCAGGCTCAGAAACATTGGAACTGCAATAAGCCCTCTCAGTCTAGGCAGCGCAAACCAGACAGGTGTTATTGTGAACTTCGGTGGTAATTGCGACAACGCTACTGTTCAGAGATGCTACACATCTACCACTAGAACAGGTACTCATACTTCCACCAACACCGACAACAACATAGTGTTTGAATCAGTAGTAGGAGATTACGCTGATACTTCAGTAATTACTTCATTGAACACAATCATGAAAGGTTGCAAGCTGTTGGGGGCAACAACAGGGCAGACTGCTGTTTATGGGTCACACTGGAAGGACAGTTTCACTAGCGCTACTGTAGGTAAGATTGAAATACTATGCAATGAGCCAACGACAGCTAGTGCGTCGCAATGCTTGATTGCAAGCGGAACACCACAGTTCAACAGCGTTGGTCAACTTGCAATGACTGTTCTTGGACAGCAGGTTCAATGGGAAATGCCTTATTTTGCAAAAGGGCATACTGCGTTAGCAAACCTAGCAATTACGCTAACAGGGACAAACACCGCTAACCTGTCTTACGAGTTTCAGTACGATAAAGGTGTTGGTTACAACGGTGTTTGGTTGGTTCTAAACGCAGCAAATCTTACAGCAGTTGGCGCTATTGTTCCAGCAACAGGTATTCGGTTGAAAATAAGGGCAACATGTACAATAGCCAACGCTGGTAACTTGTTGACAAACATTGCAATCCCTACTGTCACAACAAGCACAGACCAAAATCAAGTATATGTTCTTGACCCAATTACTTTTACAGTAGCTGCTCAAGTTTCACTGATAGGTGCTGAAATTCGAGTTTACGATCTTGACAATCTACCAACTGGGAGTCTAGGTACGGAACTTGGGGGTACAGAGTCCTCGGTATCTGAGACTCTTAGTATTCAAACTGAAGCATCTAATTCTGTATGGGTTCAAATAATGCAAACAGGCTATGCAGAGTTCGGACAACAAATTTTACTTGGTTCAACAAGTTCAACTTTCACTGCACTTTTAGTTGCAGATAACAACACTTAGAGAAGACACACATGGCACTTATTGACCACAGTAACTACACCACTACACTAAAGCGATCCACCAACCCAAGAGGTTCTAGTCCAAACGGAAACGTTTATTTCGATCTTGCGAATAATAAGATTCAACTTATCGGTGCAGACGAACTTGCTACTGTAGATTTTGGTTCAGGATTAGTAACAAATCCTTTAAATAATTTTGACCGTATCACCCTGCGAGGTTTGTACAACTTCGAGAACTTGCGTCGCAGGCTAGATGAGGATATGCGCAAGTACAAACGAGGTACAGATGGTGATTATCGTTTTGCGGGTGCATTCAATTTTGTAAACGGTGTAAAACTTGACGCGAACGACCGTAATAAAATCGGTAACTCAGGTTGGATTGAGTATGCTGCAACAGGAGATGGTCAGACGGTAAAAGACCGTATTTATCATGGTATTCTTTCTCTTGTAGATATTCAAACAGGAACAGTACCTTACTGGGCTTTGGTTGTTGGTGCATCCCCTTCTGAGGCAACGCTACAAGCAGCTACTTGGACAAACTTTATTCGTGCTGGCGACATTAACGAAGCCATTCAAGTGTTTGGGACTACAGCGAATGGTGACGCAACCGCAGGTAATTTCGACTACACAACCCGCAACGTGTTTGTTCGAGTTCGCAGTTGGGGTTACAACGCTGGCGAAACAACATCTGTTGCTACAGGTATCGCAGAGTTTTCAGGATTCTCAGCAGGATACGGTGTAGGCGAATCTATTAATCCAAGTAATCCTTACGTACTTGCTAACGTGTATGGAGGTGCTGCTGTAGCTCCTTTTAGTACAATGACTCTTGAGCGACTTGCGACCCCTCAGGTTGAAACAGGGTTCAACGAAGCAAACGGGAATTTCCGATGGGTTTTAAACAATCCTGCTGGTGGAACTGTTCAACAATGTGCGGCATACTTAGATGCTGTGACTCTGCAAGACTCTGATGTAGATGCAGGGACAGGTTCATACAATGGGCGTAAAGGTCGAGTATGGTATAGCAGGAACGCAAGCGGTAAAGTAGTTACAGCAAGCATAGGTGGTGAGGGTCTTTTTATCGAGAACCTGAGCACCGTAGAAAAGCAAAATATCATCATGACCGATGATGCTGCTGCTTCTAAAACATACCCGTTCTTTCCTACTGTAGAAATCACTGTAGGAGCAGCAGCGGTATCAGATGCAAACGCTTGGTATCATGTGTTTTACTCTGACGGAGCATCCACCGCTGACTTCGATACAACTGGTGCAGTTACTGTTAACGACAGCGCAGGTAATCCTGTCAAAGGTAATGTTTCAGTAAACCAAGTTGCTGGAAAAATACTGTTCTCATACGGGTACGATACTAACACTCAAGCAGGGTTATCAGCAGGGGTAGACAAACCAATGGTTGTACTGGTCGAGGGCGACGGTGTTGCTGGTCAAGCTATTACTTTTTTCACAACAACAAGAAGCACTATAGTTTCTGTTACATGTGCTCCACCTAGCGACAACAACGCTTAATTAGAGGTGTAACAACATGCCATTAGTTGCTAGTGTTGATTACGCCACAAAGCGTATATATTTAACTACTGATGCTCTGGGTGCTACGTTTGACACTATGCAAGTTTATCGGGAGGTTCGTAACTTGCGTAGAACAAACGAATCTCACCGCAGGTATAGACCAATAATAGTTGGTGGTGGTAACATTCAGAAAACAGCAAGTACATACACACAACCCTATGTGCAATTGTTATACGGTGCTACTTTAGTTCCTTTTGATTCTTCTGGGAAAATTACCCTAATTAGGGAAACGTTCTCAGATGATGGTAGATCGGCTGCGGAGTGCTTCGACAGGACAACAACTGTCTCAAACGTAGACATTGATGTACAAGTTCCTGCTGTCGAGGTTAGAACAATAACCGTAGGTGGAGGTTCTACTGCTGATATTGCCAACGCTGTACTAGCTGCTCTACAACCAGATTTCAATTCAATAAAAGGTGCTGGTTTTACTACAGACAACCATAGTTTGGTGAAGATTAAACAACAAGCAAGCCTTGCTGTAGCATTGTCCGCATAACTATTTACCATAAAAGCAGGTGAAAGTCAACACAAAAAACGATTTCACTTGCTTTTTCTCCATTTCTGTGATAAAATAACAACAAATAACAATGTTTGTACTAGAGGAAACATGGGTAAAAACAACATAGTAAAAGCATTCAATGACGAGCTTCGTCAAGCCACATACGTTTGTATGCTCCCAATTGAAGATGCACACGGTGACAACACCAGTATCGACGAGATAAGGAAAGCATGTCACGCATTCAACAGAAGCCCTAAACGGGCAAATCTTTTCCATAAAATGATGACTACAGATGTTGAATTTGTAGAATCTTATATTCTCCCAACAGATATAAACATTGCAGACTCCAACGGAGTTCTCCGCTACATACCTAAAGGTAGTTGGTTAGTTGTCTCAGAAACAAGTAGTGATGCCATATGGGAAGCTCAAAAAGACGGAACTTTCTCTGGTGTTTCTATCGGAGCAATCGGTGAAAGAGTAGAAATCGAAACGGAAGAACAATGACGGTAAAAACAAAAAAGAAACAACTACAAAACTTGTCGTTCGACCACGATCAAGGACACATAGCCTTAGTCGGTGCTGCTGTGGGTGGTGCTGCAAACCTCCAAAACTACGCAGTATGCTTGAAAGCAGGTGAAGGGTTTACTGACGAGATAATCGAAAAAGCAACCAAGGTAAAAGTAACACTATCAATAGAAGAGTATTTAACTCGTTTCTATGGTCTTTACTGGGATGATGCCGAAGTACTAGCAACAGCTCTGGGCTTTACGACACAAGCATCTGAAAAAGAAACCTTTGATTATGCAGAGGATTATCGTAAGTATATTGACGAGAAAGTAGGGTCTATCGAGGTGATGAAATCACTCAAAGACAAATCTGAGTTTGTAGATGTCATCTCAAAAATGAACGGTGAACAATATATTCAGTTTCTACAGGATCAGGAAAAACTAGAACAAGTGTTTACTCAAGTTGATGCAATCAAGCAAGCAGCTAAAGTAAAACCAAAGAAATCTGACGATGGGGTAACCCTAGAGTCTGTTACTCAGCAAAAGATTGTTGGGCAATCGTCCGAGCCAACAGGCTCTTTAATAAAGAAGAAAGTAGATATGACAAAAGAGGTTAAAACCGTTGTCGCTGATGTTGAAAAAGAGCTTGTAGAAAAGTCTTTTTTGGTTGAAGTGCAAAAAGCACTTGATGATCAAAAAGTAGAACTTACGAAAGCCTTGGAACTCGTCAAGCAGTTTGAAAGAGAAAAACAAGAAGCGGTCATCAAGGCTCGTAAAGAGAAGCTCGATGCTGTAATTAAGAGCAAAGAGCAAGCAGAAGTTTTGTTCAAAGCTGTTGGTCTTGTGGAAGATGAGCAGGTGTTTGGTGAAGTAATCAAAGCACTTAATGATTTGCAAGCAGCATCGAATAGTTCTGATTTGTTTAAATCTATTGGTGCTGAAGGTGCTCCTGAAACCAAGGCAGATACTCAGTCTGATGTTAAAAAAGCAGTTCAAGCAAAAATTGCTGCTACTAAAAATAAATAAGGAAAAATTATGGCACAAATTGCTATTGAATCGTTGTCACTGAGCCACTTGCTCAAGCGTAATCACCCTTGGATGGAGTCCGAAGGATACGGTCTAGAGGTATATACTACCGCTGCTGTCATGGGGCAGATAATGCTTAAAACTGGTGCTGTATGGGCTGCTATTACCGCAGTCCCTCTTTCTACCGACACCATCGGTATTGTCTTAGATGCTACAAAAGAAGACCCTACTAAGAAGCGTATCTTGGTAAAAGGTGAAGCTGTAGTTGGTGCAAACGCACTGACGTACTTCGGTGGAGCTACCAACCCAAACAAACTTGCAGTGAACGCTTTGCTAGAAGCACGCGACATTCAAGTCAACGCACAAATCTAAATAAGAAAGTAAGATTAATATGACTACTGCACGTTCACTAACGTCTGCCTACGAAATTGTTGACTGGACTCTGGAATTAAACCAGTTGCCTAACATGTATGGTTTGACACAAGAACTTGGTATCTTCCGTAGCGAACCTGTTGCTCAAAACGTGGTTCAATTTGAAGCCAACAACCAAACCCTTGGCTTGGTTACTGACCAGTATCGCGGAACACGCAATACTATGTCATCTGAAGACCAACGCAAGGCACACGCTTACATCCTAGCGCACTTCCCACTCGACGATCAGTTGACTGCTCGTGAACTGGTTGGCAAACGTGCATACGGTTCTGCTGACATGGCAGAAAACGAAGCCGCTGCAATCATGCGTAAAATGGAACGTATCCGTAAATCTCATGCAATGACTAAAGAAGTTGCACGAGTTCACACCTTAGTTACTGGTTCTCAGTTTGCTCCTAACGGTACTGTGTCTGCGAACTTCTACACTGACTTCGGTGTGACTCAGACTACTACTACTTTCAGTGCAGCAAGCACCTCTCCTACCATCATCCGTGATATTTCTCGCTCTGCTGTTGACAGCATTCAGAAAAACATCATGTCTGGTGAAACTCCTAATGGCTTTGTTGCTCTCTGCAACCCTGACTATTTCGACAAGATGGTGTCACAAGTAGGTGTGATTGATGCTTGGCGTGCTACTCAAACTCTTGAGATGTACAACCGTGAAGGCTTCCGTAAAGGGCAATACGACGAAATTACCTTCGGTAATATTCGTTATATCCGTTACTTTGGTTTCCGTCCCGATGGTTCTCCAATGATTCCTTTGAACGAAGCATACATTCTGCCTCTCGGTACTCAGGATACTTTCGTTACCTACCACGGCCCTGCTGAGCGTTTTGACACGATCAACACACTCGGTGAAGAGGCTTACATGTGGACACAACGTAGCGAAGATAACACTTCAATCAAGATTTCTAGCGAGTCTAACTTTGCTAACTTGATTCGTCGTCCTCAGTGTATTGTCAAGAGCACTGCAACAGCTTAATAAAATAAGTTGATAAGATTGCCCTCCAAAAGAGGGCTTTCTTTCTAAAGTATTCAATAGAGTGTTTTAGAAAGAAAATAACAAAAGGAAAAACAATGGCTGTCACACCCGATATGATCAACGCTGTTCGGCTAGAGACAGCAGATTTTGACCCAGCTCTACCTATTCTCTCTGATTTAGAAATAACATATTTCTTAACTAAAAACACTGAGTCAATTAAAAGAGCTAGCCTAGATGCTGCAAGAGTCATCTTAATGAAGCTGGCTCAATCTGGCGATGACATGGTTGGTATTATTTCTGTAAAAGGAAGTAAAGTAGCAGAGCAGTATCGTCTCGCATTAGAGTTGTATCTGAAGTCCCCTTATCTAAACCCAGTTCTAAGTGGTTTGGGTAGCTTTGTAGATGTAAACGGAGATACACAGAACCCTGTCTACGCTGGCGGTATATCTAACAGCGACATGCTTGCAAACGTGTCTAACTCTGACAACAATTACATACCTTCTCCTGTTTATCAAAAACAAGAACAGAATACGTTTCGTGGTGCTTTTGAAGTATAGGATAGACAATGAATCCTTTTTTAAAAGCATCAATTAAAGGTATCAGTAAACACGGAACATCAGCGTCGTATGTTGAAGTTGCTCAAGGTGTTTTTGACCCCAATACTCTCGGTGTAGTAAACACCCAGACTACACATACTGTCACCACGTTTCAAAGTAGTATCAAGGTAAATCAATACAACTACCCTAATCTTGTTGGCAAGGAAGTTGGTATGTTTTATCTTGCGAACAATAATCTGCTGTTCACCCCAAAGATTCGTGACAAGATAGTCTATCTAGGTAGCTCTTATACAATAGAAAATCTTGAAAAACACACAGCAAACGGTGATGTTGTTCTTTATGCTTTCGTTGCGGTAAAGAACTAAGATGATTACTAACAACGGAAACGAGGTAGCTGGTTCGTTGCAAAAGTACAAAGAAAACCTAGAGAAGAAGTTGCAGCACATGATTGCAGGGTTTGCAGGTGATGTAGCAATGCAAGCAGCTATCAACACACCAATAGCAACAGAACAGTACGTACAAAGTCACCAAGCGCTCTATGCACAGCGTCAGACTGCTTTTGGAATACCGATGAGTCGTGGATTTCACCAAGGCTCTTGGCAGTACACGGAAGGAGAGCTTGTATTAGACCCCGTGATTAAATCAATAGACATGGTACAGAATCAAGTAGAGGGTGAAGCACTTGCGAATTACAAACTAGGTAATACTTTCTACATCGGTTCTATTGCACCAAACATCGCGTATCTTAACGAACGTGATGGTATTAGAGCTAAGGTGACTGAAGCCGGAGTACTAGCTGCATATGCATCAGATATTAGGCTTCATTTTGATAGAGGATAACCAGCTTGTATGTCAATTAAGAAAACACAAGTAGGATTAATAAAACACCTACAAACGCTTTCACCAGCGTTACCTACCGCATACGAAGGTGTGAGTTTTACTCCACCGACAGGAATGCACCAACGTGTTCAGTTCAGAATATCAAAACCTGATGACCCTGTTCTTGGGAAAGGTTACTATAGAGAACGACTTGAAATCCAAGTATTTGTTTATGGTGAAATCAACAAAGGCACTGGTGAAGTACTAGACCGTGCTGAAGCGCTACGACAGCACTTCAAGAAGGGAACGACTCTTATAGAGCAACAAGTACCAATACATGTACCTGAGACTCCCGCTATTAGTGGAACTGTAGTCATAGGTGACAGAATACTCTGCCCTGTGATCATCACAGTAATAGCAGAAATATCAGCTTAAAAATAAAATCTAGGAACAATTACCCTAGGTATAACAACTTGAAAGAAATATTATGGGTATCATTGCAAAAGGCGTGAACAAAGTCGTGGCTGTCTCCAAAGAGGTTACGTGGGGTGTTGCACCAGTAGCAGGTTCGGCTCGTCAACTACGAAGAGTCACAGCTAACTTTAATCTTAAAAAGGAATCTTACGAGTCTGCTGAAATTCGTACTTCCCAACAAATTAGTGACAGTCGTCACGGTACTAAAAGCACCGAAGGCTCATTGAACGGAGAACTATCAACTGGTTCGTACTTTGACCTAACAGAAGCTATCTTGGCCAGGGACTTTGCTGCTGTATCCGCACTGACTGGTATGACCATCACAATCACTGCTTCTGGTGAAAACTATGTAGTGACTCGTGCAGCAGGTTCGTTTTTATCGGGTGGTGTAGCGCCGGGTATGGTGGTGCAGTTAACAGCAGGTTCTTTTGCTGTGCCTAACTTGAACAAAAACCTTTTGGTTCTGACATCAACTGCTCTTGCGTTGACCGTGAAGGTCTTAAACGGTAGTGCAATGACTCCAGAAGCTGCTATAACAGCAGCAACTATGCTGGTTAAGGGTAAGGTAACATACGCACCATTAACAGGCCATACAGACCAGTCTTTCACAGTAGAAGAACGTTACACGGATATTAACCAATATGAAAGATATGTTGGAAACAAAGTCAGTAACATGTCGGTCAAGATTCCTTCAAACGGTCTTGTTACCGTGGACTTCTCTTTTATGGGCAAAGACCGTGATAGAGCAGACGTTACACCGTATTTTACATCGCCTTCTGCACAATCTAGTACAGGGATTTTCTCTGGTGCTAACGGTGCGTTGATTCTCGACGGTGCTGTTGTTGGTGTTATTACTTCCGCTGATTTTGCAGTAGAGCGTCAAACAGAAAATGCTGCTGTTGTTGGTAGTAATACTATTGTAGACATGTTCACAGGTCGTATCCGTGCAAACGGTAACCTAAGTGTTTATTTTATTGACGGTGATGTACGAACAAGATTCACCGATGAAACCGAGTTCTCTATAACGTTTGCCTTGACTGAAAGTAATCTCGCTGCTGCTAACGTGATGACTTTTACTTTCCCGAGAGTAAAGTTGAACGAATTTACTAAAGCCGATGGTGAGAACGGTATCATGGCCTCCGGTAGTTTTGTAGCACTGGAAAACAGCGTTACTTCTGGTGGAGCTATTGCAACCACGATCATGGTGCAAGATACTTCTTTGTAATCTGGTTTATTAATTAGAACCCCTACTAGCTTTAATCGGTTAGTAGGGGTTTTGTTTTATGCGTCTAGGATTGATTTAAACAGTCTTTTAAGCTGCTATCACAACCAATCAATACCTTGGTAGCCGTGAAGTAGTTTAATGGCTTGTGTGGTGATTTAAATTAATTTATTTTGTTTGTAATAAATACTGTGTTGCTATTGACAACAAGCAAATCTAGTGCTACTATTGAGGATAGCAAGGTTATCTCTTGCTTTAAATAAAAGATACGTCTGGGAACACGTTAGTGTCGTGAGCTTGAAATCGGCTGCCTCCCATGAAAGACAATCGGACTGGACTCAAGACCAAACAGTACCGTTCTAGCCTTCATATAGGGACTAGAGTAGACTCTCATAGAATATGGTGGCAAGGCGGCGTTGCTATGAGACTCAATGAATATATGTGTCATGCACACTTGGTTAGAATAAGACAGAAGCGCTTATCTAATGGAGCAGTGGTGGTTCTTCTTATTTCCTATTTATTTATATCTTTAATATATTTATCTTTTAAGTATATCCTTTGATTAAGTAATAAGACAGCTAGCGCTGTTTCTTTTAGGGGAGAGGTGAAGGCCACCCGCTTTAGCCGTTTCCGAAAGAAAAACAAACAATAACATAAGTTGACGTATTCCGCTTGACTTTTAGGTGTTTGAGTGTTAAAATAACAACACACGTAGACAATAAGTTTACTTTAATTAACAACAAAGGAAAATATACACAATGTTTGATCCATCAACCATACAATCCGACAGTCACAAGTTCAACCCTGTAACTCCTAACGGTGAAATCCTAAAGGATGTGACAATTACTATTCGTAGTAGCTTTCACCCAAAAGTAAAAGAAATAAACAACTTGCTTGAACTAGAGGAAGACAACCGTGAGAAGATGCTAGCCCGCAAAGGTCGTAAAGCATCAGACCCACAAACCGAAGAAGACCTGTTGTGGCGTGAGAGCGTTATTAATCGCAGGATTGCTTCAAGGGTGGAAAGTATTGTTGGGTTGTCAGATGGTGGTAAGGAAGTTGGCAACGATGTAGCTCTCATCTCAGGTGTGATCTCCAAATACGAATGGATTGCTTTGCAAGTAATCAAGGAGTCGGCTGAGCCTACAAACTTTTTTCGCGGACGAGATAAACCAAGCACTTGAGTTTGCAAGACAGGAGTTTAAACTAGGTTCGGAGTCAGACCCTAGTTCACTCCGTAGTCAACTACTAAGTGTCCAGCGACAAGCAAAAAATTTACCAAAAGAGCTAGACAACTTAGTAGAACTCCCTCGAAAGATGTGGAGATGTTGGGATTGGTTTTGGGTGTTAAACAACAAAAGAACTAGTGGTTTTGATGGTGAGAATCCCATCACCTACACAGAAATGATTGCTTTCTTTCAGTTGTTTAAACTTCAACCCTTAGAGTGGGAGATAAGTATGATTGATAGATTTGATGTTGTCTACTTGAATCATAAGCGGAGTAAATCCGCAACCTAGGTTTTACATCTAGGTATAATAATATAACTATAAACTTGCCCTCCAAAAGAGGGCTTTTTTTTTAAGTACTTTGACTTGTCTTTTGACAGAAAAGCAAACCAGCAAAGTCTTTAGAAAAAGAACAATAAGAAAAGGTGACTGCAATGTCTGTGGAACTAAGTAAACTTGTATTTACAGTAGATACAAACCAATTAACTGAAGCAATTAGTAAATACGAGAAGTTAGTTGAACTCGCAAGACAACTAGCGAAGCCAACGAGTGCTCCTAGTTCACCTGTTGGGGGAGGATCGGGTAGAGGGGGTGGTGGAAATCCACTGAAGCCGCAACTAGACCTGTTGACTAAACTTGCAGATATGTACAAGGATTTAGCATCAGGTGCTACCCGTTGGGAAGCTAGCCAACTCCGTGCTGCTCGTCAGATGGGTGTTCCGCTTGAGGACGTCAGAGAACAGCTTGCTGGAATCCGTAAACTATCACAAGACCCTTTTGATTCTGCAATTGGTTCTGTTCGTAGTATTACACAGCATTTTGAACAACTGCAAAACAGAATTTCATTAGCGAACGAAGGTTTGTTGCTTACTGCAAAACAAATGCGTGAATTTAGCCGTATTCCTTTTGAAGTAGAAGGACAGATGAAGGCAGGGGGTAAAGACCCTAAACTTGCTGATAGCGCTGAATATGTTCGTAGAATAAAAGAACAAGAGCGTGTGTATCTTGATACTGCTAAGGCTGCTAACGTGCTAAGTACAGCAGAAAAAGACCGTAGTACGGTTTTGAAGCAAAACGTAGCAGCTAACAAGTTCTTGACACAAGAAATGATGCGTGTAGATGCTGTACTAGCTGAAATGAACAGCACGTTTGGTTTAAACGTAGCGACAGGAGAACGTGCTGCTGCTGCTGTATCTAAGTACTCCGTAGCGTTGCAGCGTGCAGGTGTAAGCGGAGCAGAGGCTTCTACACAGCTTGAAAAATACAGAAAGAAAGTACAGGAAGTTGCATCACAAGACGAGAAGCGTGCTGCTACCAGATTATCAAGATCGTTAACCCCTCAAATATCAGACGTTGCTGTGTCTGTCGCAGGTGGTATGCCGTTGCACTTAGTTATCATGCAGCAAGGTTTGCAAATCCGAGATTTGATTGCACAATCTGGTGTAGCTACGGAAAAACTACAAACAGTCTTTAAGACAGCAGCATCTGACATGGTTAGGTCAATCGGTGGAACAGTAAGTGCTCTTGGTGCATTAACTTTTGGTGCTTTAGCTGACGCAGGTCGTGCTGTTGTTGACCTTGGTTTGAAGTTCACAGGTTTATCCTTAGCAATGGATTCGTTAAGCAACCGTTTCCCTGCTCTAGCGGGTTCATTCAATACGATACGAAACGCAATGAGTGTCCTAATGGGTGTTGGTATTACTGGTCTGATAGCAGCACTTGGTACACTTGTTTATCAGCAGGTAAAGCTAATCTCTGCCAATGATGACTTGACAAGAAGTTTAGCTGTTACTGGTAATGTTTTTGGTGTAACAAAAGCAGCTAGTTCGGACTATATAAACAACTTAACAAACCTTGGTGCAACTACACTGAAAGCCACTGAGATTATCGGCTTAATGTCCGATGCGGGTACGTTCTCTGCTTCTCAAATTAGTCTTGTGGGTAAGGCTGCGATCGATATGGAAAGATACGGTGGTGTTGCTATTAAAGACACCATTAAAGCCTTCCAAGACCTTGCTAAAGACCCTGTAAAAGTTTTGACAGAGTTAGCTATTAAAACAGGTGATGTGTCCCCTAAAGTCCTGCAACTTGCTTATGACCTCGAACAACAGGGTAGAAAAGCTGACTTGGTTGCATTGGCTATGGGTGCAATGGCTACGCAGACAACCGCTGCTGTTGCTCGAATGGAAAGAGATTTGACTCCCCTGACAAACTACTGGATTTCATTCAAGCAGAGAGTAGACGATGTTGTTTCTTCTTTGAACCGTCTTGCTGGTAATCAGTCACCTGTTCAAAAATTAACACAAGATATAACTGAAGGTAGACTTAAACTAGCCCAGATTGATTCTGATAAAAACGTAGGTGCTAATACCCTTTTCCGCAGAGAAGGTATAGCTGCTACAGTTGCTGCAAAAGAAAAGGAGCTAAAGGTTTATCTTGATATTGAAAAACAAGAAATAAAAGAAGCTAAGTTCAATAAAGAAAAAGCAGAACAAATACAGAAGAACGAAAAGAATCATTTAGAGTATCTCAGTGAAAGAAAGAAAGCTGATCTAGAGCTTAAAAAGCTTGAAGAAGATTACAGAGCTGTAGGTAGTAAGATAGACAAGGAAGACTACGATGAACGTAAGAAAAAGATTCAGGATAGGTTCAAAAAGAAAGAACCTGTAGACAAGTCAAAACCTTTTGCGTTGACTGTAGAGGAACAGCTTAGTGATGCTTACATAAGCACCATCGGTAGACTACGCGAGTTGCTTCCGTTAGAGAAAAAGATACTAGATATTCGTAATGATCCAATGTACAAAAAGCAGGGTGAAACTGCTCAAGGTAGGTTGGCAAACGAAAAAATTGAAGTTCGTGCTGCTGGTCTACTGAAGCTAGCCAAGGAAGAAATATCAACGAAAAGTCTACTTGAGCAGATTGAGAAAGACAGGTCAGATATTGACAAAGAGCACCTAGAAGACAAGCGACAAATCCTAATCATCGAGCAAAAACTTTCTGCAAACGGTGCTGAATACGAACGACAACTCGCTTCGATCAATCGTCTAGAGGCAGCAGGAATGTTGTCAGCAGAAAAAGCAGCAGAAGTTAGGCTACAGAACCTTATAAAGTTTTCACAGACTTATAAGTTTTCTCGCAAACAAGAGATAGAAGATAAGGGTACTTCTGAGAAATTTAAGATCGAGAAAGAAGATTTTGAATTTACTGAGTCTCTTAGGGGTAAAACTGAGAAAGTAAGACAACAACTTCAAAATCAGTACGACCTACAGAAAAGATATAAACAGCTCGATGTTGAATATCTTAAAGAAGTTGATACTCGTATGAGAGAAGAGCAAGGTGTAGACCTTCAAAATTCTCTGGTACGTTTAACAGAGTTTTATATAGCTAAACGTGATTTAGTAGAACAATCTTCCGAGGCCGTGCGTAAAACCTTTGACGATGATTACCAAAGACAGATAGCTTTCAATGATGTTTTCAAGAAAGGTTTTGGTGATGCGGCAGATATACTTGTTGATTTCGCCGCTACAGGTAAATCCTCGTTTGGTGACATGATCAAATCAATGTTAATCGACTTAGCTAAACTTGAGTTGCGTATGTCCTTCATGAAAGCATACGAGTCAGCTTCTGCTGCTGGTGGTAGCCAAGGTATCTTCGGCTTAATTAAGAGCTTCTTCCCCTCGTATGATGGTGGTGGTTACACGGGCAACGGTAGCAGATCAGGCGGTGTTGATGGTAAAGGTGGGTACTACGCAGTAATGCACCCACAGGAAACCGTCATAGATCATACTAAAGGTGCTACTCGTGGTTCTAGCGGTACTAGCGTACAGGTAGTTATTAACAACAACTCTGGTGCTCAGGTTTCGCAGAAAGAAACTGTAGATAGCAGAGGTAATCGTAGAGTAGAAGTAACCGTGGGTGAAATGATTGCAGGTGAAGCACAACGCTCTGGTAGTTCTGTGCAACGCTCAATCGGTCAAACCTTCGGTATGCGCCCTTCTCTGCTTTCAAGATAAAGGATAAAATGGCATACAGTTACACATGGCCTCCAACATTGCCGCAAAGTCCACAGGAGAACTTCTCAGAGACAGGTGGTGTTCTGCTTCTGAGAACTCCCCAAGACAAGGGTGCTGCGAAGCAAAGAAGAATAGGTAAGCGTATACACACAATGCAGTGTACCTTTCACATGCGTACATCGCAAGTAGAAGCACTGCGTGTGTTTGTAGAAGATACCATCAAAGGTACTGCAAGATTTGGTTTCCCACATCCACGTACAGGAGCTATCGTAGAGGCAAGACTTGTCGCTACTGATAACGGAGAAATGTACACCGTTTCTTATATTACGAACGATGTTTGGAGCACGTCTATGCAGATGGAAATACTACCATGAGCAGACTAGCAACAATGTCCCCTGAAGCGATTAAACAGATGTTTAGTCCAGATGGGGATTCTACTTTAATAGTACTCTTGACTATCTACGATACCGATGGAGTTACACCTAGGGTTCGTTTAGCTGATAACTATACTTCCCGTATAAGTGAAGATTCCGAAGATGTGACTTACGGTGTTGTCAGCAGAGGAGATTCATTTACGTTTCTTCCTCTGCGAATAGCACTACCATCAGAAGAAAGAGAAGGCTCTAGTAGGTGTAGTCTAGTGCTTGAAGACGTTACTCGGTACATTACACCGATAATCAGATCGCTAGCTAGTCCTCCTAAAATCAAAATAGAGCTTGTTCTATCAAAAACACCAGACGTGGTAGAGATCGTGTTCGATAATTTCTATATCACAAACTTTCAGTACAACGCAGGGCAAGTCACTGCTGAATTGATGACTCCAGAGCAGGATAGAGAACCTTTCCCTGCTTACACATACACACCCCGTTTCAATCCTGGGTTGTTCTAATTAAGAAGAAAAGAAAATGACAGAGAAATACATTGGGCTACGGTATAAAGCCAAGGGAAGAGATTTCTCTGGTACTGATTGTTACGGCTTGGTTCGGTTGTTCTACAAAGAAGAACTGAAAATAGACTTGCCAGCTTTTGACAGCGAGTACGAAGCTACAGAAGAACAGCGTATACAAGAATTGTTCGCACAATACCGTGAGGGTTGGGATGAAGTAACTACACCTTTACACGGCGATGTTGTTTTGTTCCGTGTACTTGGTAAAGTCAGACACATAGGAGTCATGATTACCCCTGAGAGCTTCCTACACGTCCGTGAAGGCTCTGATTCTGTCGTGGAGTACCTTAGCAACCCTAAGTGGAATAAACGTGTTGCTGGCTTCTTTCGTTATGTAGAAAACAAATCATGCTTAGATAAACCTTTGAGCAGGAAAGTAGCTATATTAAACGCTATTCCTCATCCGCTTAAAACCGAGCGATTTACAGTAGCTGTCCTAGAAGGTACTACTATTGCTAGTGTTGTTGAACAAATCAACACCGATCACGACATATCCCCTGATTACGAATCTACTTTCGTGATTATGATTAACGGTGTTCCTATCACAAAAAATAAATGGGAGACTACTCTAGTTAAAGAGCACGATTCGATAGAATATAGATGTCTTCCCGGTGACGACGCTGTTAAGGTGTTTGCTATTGTTGCGCTCATCTTTGCACCTCAGTTATCAGCAGCGTTGCTTAGTTCTGTAGGTGTAGCATCTGCTGTTAGTGTATTCGGTACAGCCACTACGTTTCTAGCTGTTGCTAAAGGAGCTATCACCTTAACCGCTTTAGCGCTCCTAAGAGGTAGTCAAAGACCTCCCGCAGAGGCTCGTGACCCCGGAAGTTCTGAACGTCAAATCATGGTGTCAGGTGCTGCTAATCGAGCCAATCCTTATGGTGCAAAACCAGTTGTACTTGGAAAAGCAAGAGTCACACCACTGTTAGGTGCGCAAAACTATTTGACTTACGAGAACGAGAGAGACAGTTATCTTTCTATGCTACTTGAGTGGGGATTTGGGCCTTTGAGCATAGACGCTGCAAGTTATAGATTTGGTGAAGTTCCTTTGAGTAATTTCACAGATTACACGCTGATAACACAAGATCGACAAGTTGAACTATCGGATACCGAGAAACGGAACTTCGATTCCCTCTATGGAAGAGATGTTGACCAGAAAGTTCTTCAGCAGCTTTTAGTTTGTGATGGTAACCCCGAGTCTTATTCACCACCGGGGCCTTGGTCGGAATGCTCTACACTTCAAGGAGTAGATAGAGTAACTTTAGCTTTTCATTTTCCGGAAGGATTGAGAAGAATAAAAGTAAAAGGAGACAGCAGTGGTGAAGTTTCTGGAGCAAACGTTTTCTTACGTGTTGAACGAAGTCCTGACGGTATCAACTGGTACGCACTAGACGCATTCAATGCCTCTGCTACTGTCTCACGAGTAGTCACTACTGTTCTGTATACTCCTGATGGTTTTGATAACATGATCACAACTGAAACGTCTCATGTTGTGAATGAGCCAATTGCAAAGAAAGACGCTTTCACGCTTTCAAAAACATACAGTGATCCAGATACTGCGCAGTTAAAGTATATACGTGTACGTAGAGAGACTGGTGACAACACAGAAGACAATCCTGATTTTAGGTATTACCATTCTGCTGTGCTCCAGCTTGTGACTTTTACTGCAAACGTAACTCCATCGATTGATCCTCCGAATTGTAAGATTGCCAAGACTGTTATAAAAATCAAAGCGACAGATCAGTTAAACGGCAACCTTGAGGGGTTCAATGCTGTTGTACAAACAATAGCTCCTACTTGGAACGGTGGAGCATGGGTTGATGCTCCCACGAGCAATCCTGCTTCGTTGATGCTGTACGTGCTTACTCATCCTGCAAATCCAAAACGTAGAACAGCAGGTCAAATCAATTACCCTGAGTTTGCTTATTTTTATGATTATTGTGCAAGTCGCGGTTTCGAGTACAACGCAGTTCTTGCTACACAACGAAGTCTTACTGAAGTACTCAAAGATATAGCTGCTGCTGGTCGTGCTTCTCCTACAATAAAAGATAGTAAAGATACTGTTATTATTGATGAAGAAAAAAGCGTAGTACAGCATTTCACACCTCACAACAGTTGGGGATTTGAAGCAGTGAAAGCATTACCTGTTATTCCACACGGAATGAAGGTGCAGTACTTTGATGAAGCGCAAGGTTACCAAGAGTCAGAAATAATCGTGTATAACACAGGTTATGATTCCAGCAATGCTAGTTTGTTCGAGAGCATAAGTTTACCGGGTGTGACCAAGAGCGCTTTAGTTGTAGATGCTATTCGCTGGCAGTTCGCACAAGGTAAACTGAGACCTGAAACCTACTCACTAAACACAGATATTGAATACCTTATTTGCAACAGAGGTGATAGAGTAAAGGTGATGCACGACGTACCTTTGTGGGGTATCGGTAGTGGGCGAATCAAGGAACGGGTATCGGGAACGGTTCTAACCCTTGATGAAGACTTCTACATGCAGTCAGGTACTAC